GGTTTATGTTTCCTTTACGTACCTCAAGTACGTCACCCCAACGGGCATCACGGTTTGCGTAACGCTGTTTTAGTTGTTGATAGGCGTTAGCAATATCTTCAATCTTTCTTGCCACATTAATCCTTTATTAGATTTATTTGTAAATACCTTTACTGCCTTTTGAATCTTTAAACGTTTTTTTAATAATACCTTTATTACCTTTAGATTTTAAACCAATATTAGATTTAGGCATAGGTACTGCTTTTGGACCAATAGGTAAACCTTTTGTAACAGATTCAGTTGCAGGTTTAAATGATTTTTTATTTTTCATAGCAGTGCTTCTATACTTTAATTCAACTTTATTCTTATCGTTTGTTTGTCTTTTCATAGGACCTGATTTTATGCCACTGTTATCTTTTTTTAATTTTGCCATATTAGTACCATCCTGCGTTAACAGCACGCTGTTTGCGTGCATACTCTTCCAAATCAACAACCTGGCGTTTAGCCAAATCAATTGGTGTAGCAAAAGGGTTACGAACCCAAGTCTTGCCATAACTTCCTTGCTGGTTTACATAATCCCTTAACTGGGTTTCAGCAAACCATAAAGCCATAGGACCATCCTGTTTATTTTTTGTACCAGGAGACCAAGTAATCAATTGTTCAATAAGTGCTTTAACACCCTCAGACTCCGCTCGCGGAAACTCAATAAGAGCATTCCTAGCCGGCTTACCATCAGGACCATAAGAGCCAAACAAAGTACCAAGAGAAGCCACACCGTATTCAAGGTCCATCTTGTTATTGCCCGTGTAATGTTGTACAAGACGTATACCCCTTGACTGCAAGAAAGCATTAATTTCTTCATCTTGAGTTAAAAACAATTGGAAAGCGTTCTTCTCAATAACCCAAACCGCAGGCTTATAACGCTCAGTCCATTGAAAAATTATTTCACGAATACGCTGAGGTGTAGGTGCAGGCATACGGCTGGCATCCAAAAGATACCTACGCTTAGTATTCCTATCACCAGAAATAGCAACAGTAAAAGTGTCCCCAGACATTGCAGGGTCCATAGCACAAACAGTATAAAAACCAGAAGTGTCAGCAGGATAACCTGGGGCACCCGCAACAAGCGGACCACACCCACGCATACCATTAGCAGAAGCACGAACCAGTTCAGCAGAAAACACAGACTCAGATTCAACATCTTGCTGCTGATAAACCATAGCCCAAGTTTTAGCATCCAAAACGCTACGGCGCTGCTTTAGTCTAATTCCATCCCATCTAGGGAAGAGGCCGTCTTCATCAGGGTCAACAGGCTCACCACCCCAAGCAATATCAGAGCGAGGCCACAAAGTAACCCAGTTCTCAGGATTCTCATCAAACTCCAAAACCGCCGGCATCGCCAAATAAGTCCAAGGACTCTTACCTTCAGGATACCTGTCATTAGTACGTAACTCACGGTACATATCAATCGGGTCAACCCGTGTACCAACAATAAGCAATTTACCGGTAGGACCGATACGTGTCAAAACTTCTTGCTGAATCCAACGAATCTGTTTCTCATACTCACCAGAGTTAGACAAAGTCACACAGTCATCAAGAATAATCAAGTCAGCGCGGGCACCATAAATTTGTCCACCAATACCCAAGGCTTGCAAAGTCGGGTCTTTTTCGCCGGACTCACGTTCAACATAAATTGCGTCCTGGGTCCACTTATCAGACGTGGCCTTAAAGCCATCAGCCGGTGCAAACCTTCTCTGAAGGTCCACATAAAACGGAGAAGTCAATCTTTGCTTCACAGCATACAAAAACTCTTTAGCCATAGTCTGCGTCTTAGACACAACCTTAATGCGAACATTAGGGTCAACACAAATCCTATAAGTAATATAATCAATAGACACTGTCATTGACTTGGCGTGTTCAGGAGGCATATTAACTAGCACATAGTTTTTAATACCCTGCTCAAACAACATACTAGGATGCAACCAAGACGGGTCTTTATTCTCAATCAAATCAATAATGTTTTGCTGATGAGCAAACGTCTCAGACTTCATAAACTCTTTACGAAAATCCCTAAAAGACATAGCCTTGTCTTCATCAGAAATTTGGCCACCCCTGGCCTTAAGGGCGCGAACAAGTTTAACCTCACGGTCAAAATCCGGGTCAGACTTAGTATAATAATAAAACGTTTTAGAAGACTTACCAACAGCCTTACAAGCATCCTCAACAGAGAAACCCTTGGCTATCATCTCAAGCAACCTAGACTTAGACTCAGTAGAATCCAAAGTCTTACCTGCTGCAAGTCTTAAATGGAGACTGTCCTGCTGTTTAGGCATAAGACTAGAAACTCCTCTAGGTATAAAAATAGCCCGTCATCAACAAATCATAAGGTAAAAAAATTTTTAGAAAAACCCCTAAGGAGCGAACCACTTGTAGTGAGTGAGCGACCTCGGTTAACCTTCGGTCGCTGAGCGGAACGCCAGTGAAGCGAGGCTTTCGGCCCTTTAGGGCCTCAAGCACGGTAGAGGGGCGGGGCTTTAAAAAGCCCCTCTACTATATACAAGGCTGCAACAAACAAAAATGTTGCACACCCCCTTTGACCTGCGGAAACACACGCCCTTCTTGAGCCACACAGGCTCAACATAGGCCTATATTATCCCGCCGATTTACCACCATTCTAGGTTTAGAAAAAATATTATGGTAGAGAGTGGAGGGGTACTGCACTGCGATTGTTAAAACCCCCCGTCAAAGAATAGTCTTAACCTAAACTAGAGGGTTAGGGTTAAGTTAGGGGGCATAATGTAGGGCATAATGCTTGTAGATTGTGCAAAGTTTTACAATATTACAGGGGCTAGGCTAAGTTATATATAGGTGGGGGGCGACTATCTATTGAACAACTTGTGGCTAGGTTACGGGTCGGTAACTTACCGGTGCGTAGGTTAGGTGTCCGTTTTGTCTGTTATCATATTGTTATCAAATCGTTATCATTTTGTTACCTATTTGGCTTGACACCTCGGGGGGTCGGGGGATAGTGTCTTAGTTGTGAGGCCGTGGGGGTCTCAAGATTAGGGGCTAGATAATGAATAACACAGTACAAATAGATTTAACAAGTAGAGAACTTTATCTTATCAAATCAGTTCTTTTGGGTGCACTTAGTTCTAAACAGTATTCACTTGATACTAGAACTGAAATGAATGAATTAGATGATAAGTTGGAAGCATTTTACAAAGTAATAAATTAAGACCGAAACCCCTTCGGGGGTCTGGGCGTAGGGCGTCCACTGATGAGGTCAGAGATTAGATTAGGGGCAATAAATGGATAAAAAATACACGGCATTAAAAGTTGAGTTTCATTATGAAGAGATGACAACTCAAAAGGATATAGATAGAGTCACTCAAAAGGTGACAACTTTTGCTAAAAATAGTGGTTTGGAATATATTATTAACTTTTGGTGGACGGCTCACGAGGTCGGGGCTGTAATAAATTTTGATTGCACCGATTACGGCTCAATGATTTTTACTGAGGCGTGGGCTAATTCTAAACTACAAAATTTAATAGACAGCCATAAACAATCGGCCTATGCTCAATGGGATAATAATACTGTCGTATCTCATAGGGTCTTAGTTAGGGCTTAGTTGCTGGACTTTCATCCTCAAAGGTGATACTTTGAGGGTGTTAGGTCTAGTCATTAGGGCTAGAGATTAGATTAGGGATAGGGAATATGATTACAGCAGATAAAAAAGAAAGCAAGAAAGAGCAGGCGAAACGAGAGCAAGATGAGGCTCTTGACTTTCTGCGTGATGTGTTTAGTAAACAGGTTAGGCCTACGGCGTACACCATATTGAAGGGTGTCTCTGCCTCGGGTATGTCTCGCACAATGAAAGTTGTGACCTATCACGAAGAGCAGGTGATAGATATTACGTGGTACGTAACGAGGGCAGGTATCGGCACGCTCACAGAAAGAAACGGGCAACGGGTGTTACGTGTCGGGGGGTGTGGTATGGATATGGGCTTTCACGTTGTTTATTCTTTGAGTGTTGCCTTGTATGGCTCTGCTAATGACGGGGGCTACAATTTAAGACAAGAGTGGCTCTAATTCGTTAAGTTTAGCCCCAATCGGTGAGCGTTGGGGCTATTCTTAATCGCTTAGGGTAGGCGATTAGATAGGGAAAGGGTTATTTATGAAATGGAACACCGAGGGCAAGAAATGGCAACAATCTAAGCGTGGCACATCTAGGGCGCGTGAGTTCTATTTTGTTACTACGCACGGCACGGGGTCGGGTGAGTGGGGCGTGGGATATAGGGGATTTGGTCGGCTAGTTGAAATGAGGTCGGCCGGTACTTTTAAGACGGCTAGTGAGGCACGCGCTTATTGTGAGAAGATTGACAATGAGGCTCTTATCATTGAAGAAATGAGGGCTAATGCGTAACAATATCAAAACTAGGCGCACGCGCCACAAGTGGGAGACCCACGCCGTTATGTTTATTTTTGATAATAATATGCGCCCCGATAGAATTATCGGGCACATAATTAAAGACGGGCGCACGGGTGGGTATAATTGGACACCTAATTCATCTATCGGGCGCGAATATATCTCATTAGGTAGTGATGAGGGTTATTCGTTTGATGAGGCATTGGATAGGTGTGTGGCCTCTTATGTTGAGCGCATTGGTGGGGTTTATGCGTAACGAGAGCGCACGATTGACCCCACGGGGCGAAATGGTGGCCGACATACTCACAATTCTAATCGGCTTAGGTATGGCATATGCGATACTCAAGGCGTTCGCCATTGGGGTAGTTAGATTAGGGCAATTATTAGGGATAGTATAAAGAATTTATTGAATAGAGGATACGCGCCCCTAACGCGTGTCCTCACCTACTTAGGGACGGGACGGGTTGCTATGGGTGACGCAAGATTGAAAGAATACTTAACGATTGACAGGCGTGACGAGGGTTCGTGTTATGTAATCTATTGCCAAAAATGTGAGACGATAACTTATGCCGTATCTGCACGGGGTTATATGTATTACAAAGAGGCTACAAGGTTAGCGCGTAAACATAGGTGCTAATTGTTATCAAATTGTTATCAAAATGTGCTTGACAGGCGTGACGGGGGCAAAGGATACTAGGTTTAGTGGTCATAAGGCTACTAATTAGGAAAGGGCTAGGGATAGCAAATGAAAGAATATATTGTGTTAGTTGATTTTGCAGGTGAGTCAATTAGTTTATCTGCAAAAGATAGTGATGAGGCTGTTGAAATGGCAAAGAATATTATTGCCGAGGAATATAGCGAGAGTGTTGCCGGTGACGCAACCTTTATGGTGAGTGCATAATGAAAATTAAACCTGTAATGCAATACACCCTTAGTGACGGCAAAACTAAACAGGAATATGTTGGTATTGAGGTTGGTCAGTTGAAAGAATTATTGACTAAACTTGATATTGAATATATTGAGTTTGATGAGGACAGATGAAACACTTTATTAAAGATAAACAGGCGTGAGGTTAGCGCATAAGAATAGGTTTCGTGGCTAATAGGGGCTACGATTAACGAAAGGGCTAGGGATAGCAGATGAATAATGAATTACCTGAACGCATTAACGCTATAAAATCTATTAGTTATGATGTGCAACAAATTGTTGAAACAATTATGGCAGAACAAGAAATTGAAGCCAAAAGTGTGACACTTGAAATGGTAATGGACAGGGTTGAGTCTTGGGTTGAGGAAGATTTTATCAACGAAGCAAATGATATAGGTTATCAAGATGAAAATGGTAGCGAGGTGCTTGTGTAATGAAAGTTAAAGATGTAATAAAAAATATGCAAAACTATAACCCTGAAGATGAGGTTGTGGTTTTGTGGTGGACGAAAGATATATTTGATGATGAGGTTCACCAAATTAGTGACGGGGTTTGGTCTAAGGTTGTTAAGACTTTAGATGATACAAGTAATCTTGATTTCGCTAATCAGGTTATTAGTGATGAAATCCTTGATGTGTTGAGGGATAACGAGGTGGACGCATAATGAAAAAACACCATTGGGTAATTGTTTTTGATGAACAAAACAAATGGCACATTGAACCAGAAGTTGAAGAAGAAGTGTTTAATGACGGCACAATATATGACACCGAAACTAATAACTGGAAGTCTGGTTATGAGGGTGACGGGGTTTATGACGAAGAAGATATGAAATTAACCTCACAACTAATGGTTGAGTTGGATAAATTAAACAAGGTGAGTGCATAATGAACCTTAGTCCTGCACAAGATTACGAACAGAATAATCTTAGCCCTATGGTTGAGTATTATATTGACCCTGCTGTTGATTATTGTGATGATTGTAACGCGCCTATGGTTTGGTGCATATGTGGTGACGACATATGATAACTATTGAAGAATACATAGCAATACACATTAACGAGGAACACGATTATTCTTACGCTAATGATGAAAGCGATTACGATATGTGTTTGTATTGTGATTGTGTGAGACATAAAAATTCTAACGATTGGAGAATAGGGATATGAATAGTTTAGATAACGCTATCTTGTGCTGTGGCACGTCTTGGTCGGGGTATGGTTGCCGTAATTGTAATGACGCCGAGTTTGATAAGGCTATGCACGACCAGATTGAAACTAACTACACTGATGAGGTGGACGATTATGACAACTGATGTTTGTAATGAATGTGGTTTTTATTTATGGGACGCTGATAGTGTGCCGTTAAATGATTGTAAAACTTGCGAAAGGATTAAAGTATGACTCAAGATGAACGCTTTGACAGGCTAGAAAATATGTTACGCTCAATCATCTTAAATCAACAGGTGTTATGGGACGCACTAATGGAAATACCTGATGTGCCTAACGATAGCAAACCGATATTGAAGAGGATAAAATAATGAGTTATGTTTATGAGACAACACCATACGGGGTGAAACAAATTGGTGACAAGTTTGTGGTGCACCAATTTTGGTGGAACAAAGATGTGTCCGATTGTTTTGACACGCGTGACGAGGCGCAACAGCAGGCAATAAGTTTGGCTAAAGATAATGGTTGTCTAGTTAAAGTGAGGATAAAATGAGTAAAGCATACAAGGCAACAGCAAGGGTGCACGTCACTGTTGAGGCTA